AGTGCGGATAGAACAAACATAACAGTAAACTATGCAGCACAAACAGAGAGTATCTATGTAACAAATGGGGGTAATTTTAGTTTTAATAAAATAGATGCAGGCTTTGGAACTTCTTGGGTAACGGTAACAAGCACCGGAAATAATGTTTACTTTGCTTTTGACCAAAATTTAACAGGTTTATTAAGAGTTGTGCAAGTTGAAGTTCAAAATACAGAAACTTTGCAAACAATTTTAGTTACTTTAAATCAAACGGACGGTGCAGGAGTAACAGCAGATAACAACGTAATAACATCAGATAGTAATTTAATAACAGCAGATAATTCAATTTAGATATGGCACAACAAATAATAGGAATAGGAGCAAGCGCAAACGATGCAACAGGCGACCCATTAAGAACAGCGTTTGATAAATGTAATGGCAACTTTACGGAGGTGTATAATAGAACAGATATTGGAACAACAGCAAGCACAACAGCTCTAACTTCAGGAGATTTAGACACAGCTTTTCCATCGGCTCAAAATGGTTTTAGAGTTCAAGCGTTAAGCATGTTACCAAGCCCTTTAATTTATACAAAGGTTTCTGGAGGTTGGGTGTCAGCAGTAATAACAATATTATGATAGCACAAATAATAAGAACATTACAAAGTAATGAGTTTTACGGAGCTGGAGAATTTACCGAAATTGCAAAAGGTAAAAATGAAATAGTTACTAATTGGAAAGGTGCTAAAAGAAAAATTAAAAGGATTTTAAAATCTAAATAGATGGCTATAGTTAAAGAGATAGAAATAAAAGTACAACAAGCGCAAGCAATTAGCGACATAAATAAGTTGTATAAAAAACTTACTGATGTAGATAGCCAAAACGAAAAGGTAATTGAAAGCGCTGAAGAAATTGGAAAGACTTATGAAGAAACTTCAAAAGAAGCAGTAAGTGGAATAGATAAACAAAGTAAAGCAATGAAAGGCTTAACTGTTGTTTCTGGAGGTGTTAAAAAAGGCTTTGATGCAATAGGTACAGCTTTCAAGGCAATGGGTATAGGTTTACTCGTTGCTTTAGTTGCTAAACTTACACAGGTGCTTTCTGAAAATCAAAAGGTTGTTGACTTTGTGAGTACTGTTTCAACTGCATTTTCAATAGTTATAAATGATTTAATAAATAAGTTTTCAGAAATATTTGCTAAAATTTCAGAAGCAACAGGTGGATTTGATGCACTTGGAAAAGTTGTTAGCGGTGTTGTTAATGTTGCTTTCAATGCTTTAAAAGCTACTGTTTTAACATTACAAGCTGGATTTGCTTCTTTAAAATTAGCATACGAAAAGGTATTTGGAGATGACAAAGGTGTTTTAAAAGCACAAAAAGACCTTGACGAAATAGGTGTTAAACTAAAAGCAACTGCTAACGACACAGCTAAACAAGCCAAAAAAATATATGATAATGTTGGCGAAGCGGTTGGAGAAGTTGTAAATGGTGTTTCTATTTTAGCTAAAGACGGTATTAAAGCTATTAGTGAGGTTGATGCAAAATCAGCATATTCGCAAGCAGAAGCAATAACAAGAAATAAAAAGAACTTTGAATTATTAGCACTTCAACAAGCAAGGCTTCAATTATCTTTTCAAAATCAAGCTGAACTTGAAAGACAGGTAAGAGATGACACAAGTAAAAGTTTAGATGAAAGAATAAAGGCAAATGATAATTTAGGCAAGATATTAGACAAACAATTTCAAGCAGAAAAAGCCACTATTCAAGCTCGTATCTCTGGACTGCAACAAGAGCAAAGTTTATTAGGTTTTACGCAGGAAAGGTATAATGAAATTTACCAACTTCAAACAGACTTAATAGATGTTGAGGAAAGGTTAAACGGTGCAAGGTCTGAACAATTAACAAACACAACAGGACTTTTACAAGAGCAAAAAGATTTAATTCAAAGTAAGTACGACACAGAAAGAGAATTGAGAGAAAATCAATTAGCTTTTGAAGCGGAACAAGCAGAAACAGAGCTTGAAAAATTAGAGTTAGAAAAAATAGCCTTAGAAGAAAAGAAGCAAGCAGATTTAGAAGAGTTAGAACGTAAAAGATTATTATACGAGGAAGATACTCAAAATAGAGTAGATGCTGAAAATGAATATTTATTAGCTAAACAAGAAACTGAAAACCTTTTAATTGCAAACGCTAACGCTACAGCAGAGGAAGAAAAACGTATTGCAAAAGAAAAAGCGGAAGAGGAAAAGAGAACAGCGCAATTAGTTGGAGATGCTAAAGTGGCTATTGCTGGTCAAACATTAGATTTATTATCAAGTTTAGCAAAAGAAGGAAGTGATTTAGCTAAAGGCGTAGCTGTTGCACAAGCTATTATTGATACTTACAAAGGTGCTACTTCTGCTTACTCAGCAATGAGTGGTATTCCAATTGTCGGTCCTGCATTGGGAGCTGTTGCAGCGGGTTTAGTTGTAGCTAGTGGTTTAGCAAACGTAAAGAAAATATTATCCACTAAGCCAGTAGAGAAAAGCGCAGGAGGCGGAGGAGCTTCAACACCTGCTGCTCCAACTGCACCAAGTTTCAATTTAGTACAAGGAACAGGAAGCAACCAAATAGCAGAAAGTTTAACAACTGAAAAACAACCTATACAAGCTTATGTGGTAGCTTCAAACGTAACAAGCGCGCAAGAGTTAGATAGAAATTCAGTAAGCGAAGCAACAGTATAGAAAAAATTTATAGTAATTTTTGTAACAAATAGTAATAAATTTAGTTTTAATAATATAAACGTAAAAAAATGACACAGAAAGAAAAAATCTTATTGCAGTTTTCAGATAAAAAAAATGTAAATGTAGAGTTTGCTACAATATACGATAATTTAAAAGGTTCAATATCAGAAGCAAATAAAGAAGTTACCGAAGCGTTAGAACTTACTAATAGAGCTGCCAAATTAGCGAAAACATCATTAGATAAAAACAGAACATTAATAAAAGAATTAGACAAAGCTGAATCATTAATAAAAGAGTTAGGCTTGGATTCAGAGATGAAAAAAGTGCAAACAGCAAAGCAACAAGTTAATGATAATATTAAAACAATTAATAGTATAATCAACAATTTGTTATCTGTATAATATGAAAACATACGAAGCAATTTTTAACAATGAAGTAAGCGGTGTTTATGGGATTTCTTTAGTAGAAAATCCAGCAATGGAAGGTTTATTTATTGCTTTAAATAAGCAAGAAGAAGTACAATTCAAAGAAGTTAACAAAGAGCAACGTATTTTAATGGGTTTAGTATTAGAACCTAACAAGCCAATTTATAGAAACCAAAACGGAGAAGAATTTAACATTACTTTTTCAGAAGAAACTATAAAAGATTTAGCTTATAATTTCTTTAAACAAAGCCACCAAAAGAATAGCACAATAGAACACGATACAAAGCAAAAGATTGCAGGTGTTACGTTTGTCGAAAGTTGGATTGTTGAAGATAGCGCAAAAGATAAAAGCGCAAACTTTGGTTTTAATTATCCAAAAGGTAGTTGGATTGCAACTATGAAAGTTGACAGCGACGAAATTTGGAACAACTTTGTAAAGAGTGGTAAAGTACAAGGTTTTAGCATTGACGCAATGCTTTCATTAAAAGAAGTAAATTTAAATTCAAATATAAATATGTCAAATCAAATTGTAGAAGCTATACAAAAAGGTTTTGAAATGGTTTTTTCTAAAGATAAAGAGGAAGTCAAAGTAGAAATTAAATTGGGTAGCGTAAATTCAAAAGATGGCTCTATTGCGTTCGAGTATGAAGGCGAAGAATTAGCTGCGGGTGTTGCTGTATGGGTAACAATGGATGACGGTGCAAGGATGCCACTACCTGTAGGAGAACACGAAACAGACGATAATAGAATTATCGTAGTTACAGAAGAAGGAATTGTTGCGGAAGTTAAGGATGCTATGGTAGAAGAAGCGCCTGCTGATGTACCTGCTGAACCTGCTCAAATGGCACAACCTCAAAACAATATTTCAGAAGCACAAGCGGGAGAAATTGCAAACGCTGTCAAATCTGTTTTAATTAAGTATTCAGAAGAATTGGAAATTGTAAAAGCTGAACTTAAAAACGCTAAAGAAGAAATTGTAAAATTATCAGAACAACCAGCAGCAAAAGCACCTAAAAGCGCACCTGCACAAGTTGGAACAAAATTAACATTAACACAAAGAATTAATAATAAATTATAACTATGGCTACAGCATTAAATGTAACAACAAATTTTGTCGGAGAAGTTGCAGGAGAGTATATTGCGGAAATGATTAAAGAAGCAAATACTATTTCTGAAAACTTAGTAACTGTACTACCTAACGTAGTATCTCCACAATTTATTAGAAAAGTAGAAACAGCAGCGGGATTCGTTGACTATTCGTGTGGATTCACTCCAGCGGGTTCTATTACTTTATCAGAAAAAGAATTAGCACCTAAAAAAGTTAAGTGGGATTCAGAATTATGTAAAGAAGATTTTAGACAGTTATGGACTGCTTCACAAATGGGATTCTCTGCTCATAATGATAACTTACCAGCAACAGAACAAGCGGCTATCTTAGCTGATATGGGAAGACGTATTGCAAGAAAAGTTGATGTAGATATTTGGGAAGGCGACGGAACAACTGGAAATTTTAATGGTTTAATTCCTGCTTTATTATTAGATGCTGACGTTATTGATGTTGCTACGCCTGTAGCAATTACTTCTGCAAATGTTGAAGCTGAATTAGCTAAGTTTATCGATGCTATTCCAGACGAAGTTATAGGTTCAGCAGGTTTAGTGCTTGGAGTTTCTACAAATGTATTAAGAGCATTAAAGAAAATTCAAGGTTCATTTGCAAGAGCAAACGGAACATTTGCAAACCCTTCTGAATTTGATTTTAACGGATATACTTTAACTGAAATTAAAGCGTTAAATGCAAATACTATGGTTGCTTATGATAAGAGCCAAGTGTTTTTCGGAACAGGTTTAACTGCTGATTTTAACGAAATTAAAATCAAAGATATGGACGAAACAGACTTATCTGGTACTGTAAGAATGAAAGTTGTATTTACAGGAGGCGTTCAATATGCTTACGGTGGAGAAATCGTACTTTACAGAGCATAATTAATAACAAATAAGGGCTATTAATTTAGCCCTTTTTAAAACCTTATAAAATATGGCGTGTGATATTACACAAGGAAGAGTAAAAGCGTGTAAAGATGGTGTCGGAGGAAACTCTAAACTTTATCTTTTCAATGGCTTAGAAGATTCCTTTACGGTTGTTGATGGTGTTGCTACCGCAGTAAACCCATTACTAACGGAGGCTTTTGAATATGAACTTGAAGGAGATGGAA